GTAATATATCCTACGGTGCTAAAAAGGGTGTTGTACATTTATATCCTTAGTGTCTTGTGTTTTTCTTATATTTTTCCATCATCATTGCATCTGCCATTTTATAGCAAAACTCTGCCATAAAAGTACAGTATTCTTCATCATCACTGGCAGGGACTCCTGCTGCTGATATTGCACCTGAAAGTACTGACGTAGCGAAGAAGTCTCGCAATCCAGGTATCTCGTCCTTTATGGGAGGCCCCATATCGTGCAGTGGTTTTTTATCACTCATTATCATCTCCTAGTAGTTGTTCAAAAAAATCAAATTTATCTTCTATTATATCAGCAAATCTTTCTGCTAAGTCTTCTGTAGTAATGCCTAAAGCATCCACTGCATCGAACTCATCGAGCTGCTTGAAACGATAAATGATATCAGTTAGTGTCAAACTCATCAATCATCCTTTGGATGTACCATACAGCTTTCTTTAAATCTTCAGTACCATTCTTGTATCTCCAACGCCACAAGTATTTAATTGCATTACCTGTACACATTGCTTCCATGCCTCTGAGTTGCTTAACAGCTTCAGCAATCGCATCAATACACTCAATGTCTCCTTTGGTGTAATGATCAGGAGAGTTTACCATATCCTTCTTCTCACCTGGGGGATAGTAAGAGTCACTAGGATCTGCTCCAAACTTTGTACTACTCTGTTCCATGCAATCAGGACAGAAAGCATGGAAAGTTGTGTTATGAATACTACACTGCATGTTTAACCTCTACCGATGCTTTGATCGACTTTGTACCCTGAGACCAGCTTCCGCAATCTCTGCACTGATACCGTTGATAAGTTCCAGTAGACGAGACAGCAGTGCCACGCTTTTGTAATCTATGCCCAGCACAGGTGGGGCACACAGTACTATCGGCATAAAGATTATGATTAGGATGAGATTTGATCCATGGAAGAAGACGGCAATACAAAGATTCAAGCAAAACGACATCTTGAATGTTATACGATTCCATACGTTTCCAAGCATCTTTATCTCCGTTCATGCACTTGACCCACAAGTCGTGTCCTTCGTGCTCTTGCTTGCTTCCAAGTCCTAATCGTTGAGCTACGTAGTCCAGCTTGTTACTAGGAAAACGGAATTGGCTACGAGCAACACGCAGAAGATCAATCTGTTTATAAGGCGATGGTGGAGCATAACTATGTAGCAAGAATTCCTTGTTAAGAGTAGGAATGTCAAATTTAGTACCGTTATAATGAATGACTGCGTCTGCAGAGTCGAGAAGGTCATAGATTCCTTTCAGCATCTTCTTAGGTTTTGATTGATGGACGGAATCAAAAAAGATTTCATCTTCGCCAAGCCACTTAGCAGCCCAGCATAATACATAAGAAGATTCCATTAGTTGATTGATTCCAACGTTCTGTTGCCAAAGACCCCAGACGTGTGCTACGTTCGGTGAGGACTCAATATCAAGTAATAGAATTTTCATTTAGTTTCCTTAGCGTTAATACATCTTGTATCACAAGAATAATCACCGCAAGGAGTCTTACAAGGTTTAGCTTTACTTTTTCTCTTTACAGGAAACTCAGGTAAACCCATGTCTTCCCACGCCTTATCAGCGTCTTCTTTATCAGCTTTCTTAGTTAAACCATAAAGCATTTGTTGACGTAACGCTTTCATTTCTTCAGTAGCATATTCATTTAACTGAAACACCTGGCAGAAAGTATCCATCAAGGCTTCGCAATGTAAATCAATGTTATTCTTTACTGCTTCTAAATGATTCCAAACTTGGTCTTCTGACATTACTTCAGGATGATCCATCATACGCCAAATTACTTTATCTAGGTGGTCTTTAACAGCCCAAACATTCATGATGTCGTTCTCTAAATCAAATCTGTTTTTCATTTCTTTTCCTTTTCTAACTTTTCTGTTATACATACTTGTTTACCATATAGTATTTTTAGATTATCTAATTCTGCTACTAAATTTACAAAATGTTCTAAATCTACTATGGCTAAAGGCTTACTTCTGTTTTGCTTGATTACTACTAAAGGCTCTGCACTGCTGTGTGTTGTTGCTTGCTCGTAAAACTTATAGACTGCTATCTTTGCTAAATTCTTACATTCTATTCCATAAGGAAAGCTTTTTAAACCAGCTTCCGATAGTTGAACGTCCTCTCCCTGTGCTCCCATGCTTGTGCTCTTCACGTCCCTTTCGGTCAATGTTGGGAAACTTTTCAGTATCAAATCTCGTGTCACCTGCTGCAACAGTCGGCCTTTTTGTTTTGCTGAACTTGTCTTCATGTAACCATCCTATCGGAACAGGTTGGACAGGGGTGTCAGGATTGCAGACATCTTCAAAGACATTCCATAAAGATTCTTTTTTAGCAAAGTTGGTAAATAGTCCTGCTTCTCTGCCAAATGCTTCTCTTTCCCAAGGCAGTTCATAATAGTCCATTGCATCACTGTCGATGGGTTCACCTTGCCATTCTGTTTGCGACTCATTTAACTCTCCATATACATATTGCTTAACATGCACAAATTCATGTGCTAATGCTTTTAAAATCTCTTTACCTGAAATGTAGGGATGTAATTCAATTAAGAATTCCCTTGCCTGTCCTTTAGTATTTCTTTTCTCGATGCTTGCATATCCATAAGCATCCAAATGCTTGTTAAACTTAACAGACACCACAAGATGTCGGAGGAGCTGTTTAGGGAATAACTGCTCAGCATAGAATTGAGAAGCTCGTTGAACATATTCATTGAACCTTTCGTCTGGATGACCGTGATTGTTTAGTAGTAAAATCATTTATAACCCTTCGGTGGGAGGCTGCCAGAGCTGGTTTGCTTCTCTTCTAAGCCATAGCAATCTGCAGTTTTCGATTGTTCGTTCTGCTTCGCCACCGTATGCTTCGACACAAGCAGAATACATTGCTGCTTCACCTTCACAGTGGGCGAGGATTTTGTCAGCCTTAACAGGGCCGATACCCTTGAGGCCAATGATGTTATCAACTCTGTCACCTGTCAGTACCTGCCTATAAAAGTTTTTAATTGCTTCTTCTTCTGTTACAAAAGTCATTTCTTTCTTAACAAAGTTCCAATGATTACCACGAAGCTGCAGGAAGTCTTTGTCAATACTTGCTATGACGCTCTCATAATTTCTTGCTGTATGTTCTATCGCAATCGAATCGTCTGCTTCTTGCCCGACAGAGACTTGGAAGTCCCATGCAGAGACAAGATAGTCTCGAATAAGCTGGAGATGCTTAGGCTTAGGTGCTGTGCGATTTCCCTTATACGGAGCAGTTCTTGCGATGTCATTACGAAAGTTATCCTTACCAGTTAAGTAGCCCTGGTAGGTCTCAGCATCGAGATCCTCCCAGAGCATAGTCTCAAGGAAGGTGGCAACTCGTGAGACAACAATCTTCTCGTTCTCTTCTTCAGTAGAGAAACCGATTCGATACCCGATAATGTCACCATCAATGAGGACGTGCATTATAGTACGTCGTCCAACTCTTCAACTGTCTCAGCACTTCCACCGTAAGGAATGAAGTCTGTAATAGTCAATCGATTGAGTCCAACACCTGTACCATACTTGGCAGTGTACGCATGGCTATAGAAGCCTAGAACTACTTTGGCTTTAGTGCCGTTACCTACCAATGCACCTTTGAGGTCAAATGGTTTACCTTCAGGAGTCAAAGGGATGATTTCCTTTGTAGACTTTCCAGTAACATAATTCCCTCGTGAGTCACCTTTGTTCTTAATCTTTACACCGAACTCTTCTAAGGCTTTAACGGCCTTGTCCGAAAGATTGCAAACATCAGCTTGATACTTACTTCCTTGCTCAGGCATACGGTCTAGGAATGCCCAGTGAATCGTACCTTCTACGGTAATAGGTTTAAAATTACTCATATACATCCTTTCTGTCTTAGAACTACTATTATACCACAATTAATGAGAACCTGCCCAGTTTTTCGCAACACCATATTCAGCCCCTACTGGACAACGGAACTGTAATATCTCGCCTGCTTCTGCAGCAGAGTGAACAACCACTTCTCCGACTCTGTCCCCATACTCTGCAGGACATTCAATCTGAACCTCGTCATGAATCCATGCAACTAGCTTATAGGGAATTCCCTCGGCCTTTAAATTCTTTTTGATTTGAACAAGCCACTGTTTACTGATGATAGCCCCTGCACTTTGTAAGAGCGTGTTAAGCGACGAATGGGCCGACCTGACCGTAAGCTGATAACCACCAAGGCCAGGTAGCCTTCCCTTCTCAGCAATCCTTTCAACTTTCGATTTAAGCCTCTCGTACGCTGGTACTGCTCTACAGAAGTTACTGATAATGTTGGCTCCTTCTTTTGGAGACTTACCAATAACTTTAGCGATCTTGGCTGGGGATGCTCCGTAGAGAGTCGCATACAAGACAGTCTTCGCAAGGTCTCTCGATTCAACCCCGAATGCTTGCTGATTTCTAGTGTGGACATCACCGTTGACTGTCTCATCTATGTATTCCTTATCATCAAGGTAATGAGCAAAGCATCGAAGTTCGATACCACTAAGATCGACACCCACCAATACGTTTCCATTCTCAACCGTCCAGCACGACCTAAACTCTTTTCCAAGTGTTGCCCTAGTTGCAGGGACTTGTGCCATATTAGGGCTAGAATGAGTAGCTCTACCAGTGACAGCACCAAAACCAATAACTTTACCATGTACTCTACCATCCTCTCCTAAGTGTTCCAACCATGAATCTAACTGTGATGCTCTTTTTTGTAACGTGAGGTATCTCGCAATAGGCTTCGCTTCTGGAATATCAATTTCTTCCAAGACCGCTTCGTCAACAATAATCTGTCCCTTTTCAGTTTTCTTACTTGGAACCCAGCCCTTGGAAACCAAACGCTTGGCAATTTGTTGACGAGATCCGACATTGAAAACTTCCACATCGTCCTTAAGTCGCTTCCCAGTCTTGTCAGATACACGCTCCGTAACAATCGGTGGGAATATTTCCTGTAACGCTTCCTCGATACTTGCCATCTCGGTCTTAATCTCACATAGTAACGTCTGTGCATAGGGCACATCAAGTTTGAAGCCATTCTTTTCCATCTCCGATAAAATAACTTGAACCTCATACTCTAGTTTAACTGCTTGAGGACTAATCTTATTCTTGATGATCTCTGCAGCTAAGATGTCATAGACCTTGCTAGTCAACTCCACGTCTCGAATGCAATAAGTAATCATCTCTTCAGTAAGGCCACCGTCAAAGTCGCTGAACTCAATCTTATCAAGGCCTGCAGCTTTGCCCCAAGCATCTAGTGAGTGACCGCCATCACGAGCAGAATTACTGAGCCTAGAAAGAAGGAGAGTATCAGCACACTGGGAAGCCCTGATTTTAGTGTTCCACACACGATTAAGCACAGTGGCATCAAAGGCGATAAGATTATGACCCACAATGGTATCTGCATCTCGTAAATATTCATTTAAACCTTCCTTGTCTTTCCAGACTTTAATCTCTCCAGTCTCACGATGTAAAGTAACACAGCACCAAATCTTATCGTGTGCTAGGTTAGTTTCAATATCGAGAACCAAAGTCTTCATTAGTATCCTGGATTAGGGTTATAAATTGTTGCAGGTGCAGAACCAAATGTTAGCACAGTTCCTGCTGCGTTGCCGTTTGCATCATAAATAAAACTGACTGAATCAGCATACACTGCCGTTGAAATCATCAGTAATAACATTGTTATAACATTTCTCATTTTCTTCTCCATCTTCGGTTACACATCTTTTGTACATCAATAGGGTCTTGGTCTGTTACATCCTCACAAGCATACACAGACTGCCTGATATTATGTTGCACTAAAACATCTGCTAAGTTTATTGTAAAGATAATTCCAAGGATTGTAAAGATAACTTTAAAGAACCTCATTAAAACTTCCATGTTTTCGTTACAGTAACTTGTTGAGAATCGTTCTCAATATCTAAGGATACCTCGATGTCCTTCTCTTTCTCTTTATTCAAGTTCTTGTTAAAGATTTCGTCCCAGTTCTTGTCAAACTGTTCCTTATCTGTAAATGGTCTTGGCTTATCGCCTTTGCCTCCGTCTCTCATTTCTCTTGTGCCTTTCTTAATATTGCTCTAGCAAACTCTATAATCCCTCTGCCATCAATATCTGCATAGGATTGAATTATCTCTTTATCTGTTAGGGTCTTTGTAGCTTCTTGAGTAAAGTCAGATAGCCTTTGTAATGCGGCTTCTTTTTTCAACGCCTCTATTTCAGCTTGTTGCTGGCGTAACATGGTGGCGGCTTTAAACAAATCTATTAAATGCAGTTTTGAATCTAATTTTTGCAATTCATCAGCTAGTTCATTTGCGTTCATACCTTCTCCACTTCTGTCCAAGCTGCAAAGTGACATAACTGTCCATCTTTATCTTTGCAGTAGCTATACATTCCATCAATGTGTCCAAACCAATACTTCTCATCAAGGTCTACATCATCGTGTGCTGGGGGTACTTTTAATTCTTTATCAGTGATTTTAAACCAATCACCTTTACTTAATTCATATAGCTTCATAACTCCTCCTGAATTTCTAACATACGACCAGTGTCCTTGTTATACAAAAGACTCGCACAGTGAGGACTGGTCAGGCCACTGAAACGATTCTTGAGAATACTTACTCGTGTGGTGTTACGCTCAATAGGGTCTTCAGCTTGTGCGTTACGAACCAAGCCAATGACGATGTCGGATAACTGTGCAATCGCACCTGAGCCACGTAACTGTGACAGGGACGTTGCAGCTCCTTCCTCGTGACCTTTACTCTCTGGACGCTTGAGGTGTGATACTGCAATCAAACTAATTCCTGTTTCCTGCACAAGCATCCGTAATTTAGTCATCAACTCATCTATGGACTTACGCTCATCCCCATTGCTTTGAGCAGACACCACCATAGAAATATGGTCAAGAAAAACATACTTACAATCGGCTGCCTTTGCGAAATAACGGATACGATTAACCACGTTATCAATGTCAGTGCTACCAAAGTTATCCCAAAAGAAAAGACGATCAGTGCCAAGTGTAATATCAAAGGCATTCTTTAGCTCCTCTGCAGACACTAAAGTGTCAGGTAGGTGTAATGGCTTGTTCAAGTGTAGCGACATAATGCCTCGTGCGGTCTTACGCACTGACTCTTCCATAAACATTAAGCCAATATTATCTTCAGTAGTCTTGATTAAGTGCCAAAGGATTTCTCTAAGGAACTGAGACTTACCAAGTCCCGATCCAGCAGTGACTGTAATAAGCTCTGCAGGGCGAATTCCGTAGGTGAGTTCATTAACTCCAGGCCAAGGATATATGGCTGAAGACTTTTCAACTGGACGGTTGACCTCTTCCCAGAGTGTCGATCCAGCAACGATACCATCAGGAGTCCAGTTTTCTGCTGCCCACCATTGTTTAACATACTCAGCTCCTTTGCCTGCTTTCAAATAATCACAAGCATCCTTGTAACCATTCAAGTGTTTAACGATTTTACATTTACTACCTAGCACTTCTGCAACTTCACTCGCAGCCTTCTGTCCTGGTTCATCAGCATCAAAGCAGATGTAAATCTCCTCGAATGTAGTTAACCATTCATAGGCCTGTTTAACATCTTTTAAGGCCGATTGAGCACCGTTACGGATGGACACATTAGGATACTTACTACCACTCATCTGAAAGCCTGCCAGTGCGTCTAGCTCACCTTCATGAATCGTTACAGTCTTACCACCTTTAGGGAAGAGGCATTGACCGAAGAGCACAGAGCCTTTCCAGTCACCAGCAATCGAAAAGGTTTTGTCAGCCACAGAGCGAATTTTAGAAGCGATGATAGCCCCTTCATTATTCGTGTAAGGATAAGACTGTTCAGATCCGTCAGTGGTTGAATAGACTCCGTAGTACTGGCACGTGTCCTTGGTAATATCCCTGTCAGGAATAGACTGTACAAATCCCTTGAAGTTAAAATCTTTTCTAACTTTCTGTTCTACCTGTACTTCACCATCACCAGCAACATAGGTGAGACAAGCATAGCAGTAGGTGTGCCCATCATCGAAGAGTGCATTAGCGTCAGAGCTGCCACACTTCTCACAGGCTATATGTTTTATAAATTGACTCATGATTCTTTCTCGTGTATAATATCTATCTAGGTTTTATTGTTTCTTTAATACATATAACTATAATAACAATAACTATTAATAATATAATCATATTAGTTATAATCATTAAAGTTATAATCATCTAAATAGATATTAAGATCATCTATATCAGAACTACTTAGTAAGTCTACTCTATCTTTATAGAGAATATCATCCTTAACAGTCTTTAAACAACTCAGGCACATGTCAAGGTAACTGTTAGTGGTCACTGACTTAATGGTGGATTCATAGTCAGTCAGTAAATTGTTACAACAATAGCATCTCATACAAGGTCTCCAATGCCTTTTAAATCGATTATAAGGGGCTTTTTAGCCGAGTTCTTCATCGTCTGATACCTCACCCTCACCTGATACGTTATCACAGTCCCAGGGCACGTATTCACAATCCATCTCTTCAGGCGAATAAGTGCTGGCACGATCCTTTTCAGGCATTACGTTCATCATTAATAACTTTATATTCTGTATATTCGATTGAGTCATAATAATCTTTAAAGGCCTCAGCTAATAATCTCCATGTAGGCATATTAGTTTCACCAATCTCACCCTCATATAATGCTGGAGCAATCTTACCACGATTCAAAATAGCTTTTAATTCTGCATCAGTCATAATACATATTCCTTTAATAAGCCACGTTTAATTAAAATGTTCTTTAACTTAAGTAATGCTGCTACTTCTATTTGCTTTACTCGTTGATGAGAGATACCTAGCTCATCTGCTATCTGCTGGTAAGTGTACATGCTATCCTCGAATGTAAGTAAGAACATTAAAAATAGTATCTACCACGCTAGTTAAGCAAAGTATGATAATCAAAATAGATTCTGCGTTATTGAATTTCAAAATGGAGCCTCCTCAAATTCAAATTTAGGTGCTTTCTTTAACTCAATCGTCCAAGCATTAGATCCAACATAAGACAGAGCCTCGGCCTTCGTATAGAACCAACGAAGCATAAAGCCTTCCTCATCATAGACCCAGTACTTACTTAGCATTTACAATCTCTTGAGTAAGATAAGCACAACAAGTTATAAATGCTTTCTTCATCTTGTTTACTTTCTTAACGTCAGCCCATCTAATATGCTCAGAGCCTGGAATCTTATGAGCCTCTACTGCCATGGTAACTAAATCTATTAAGGATATAGTCTCTATTGCTTTAGGGTTATCGCCAACAAATAATTGCACTTGGCCTCGGTCATTGATCCACATACCAACATCAATATCAACAGTAATCTTATTCACTCTTTAATCTCCTTACGCTTAAACTCTTTTGACATCCAAGCATCTACGGCCTTATCAACGTGCTCACCAGTCAGCCATACATGCGTAGACATCTTACCATCACAAAGTACTACTGCTGGTGCAATAACATCTTGAGGCACATCCCACGAACCATCACGCAGCCAGCGATAACGCTCGGCATCTACAAAGTTTTGATTGTCGCCTAGCATCTTAGCCCACAGGTGTGAACGTGTATCCTCCTGCACCTCTAGAGCATCACAGAGCTGCATGATCAAGGTACGTGTAACAACGTAGTCATCCTTCTCAGCATAGGCTCTCGCCTTCCTAATTAAATTCTCAGTCATTTATTGCCTCCGCAGATTCATACATGTCAATCATATCGTTAATTACTTTAGTGCTTCCAAATTTTACCATCATTGCGACGGCATCGCATAGCATATTGTGATAACAAAACTCTTCCCACATTATCTTAGCCTCTTCAGGGAACATCTCAGCCTGTAAGTTAGTCATTGTAAGGGTTCTCCTCATAGTATTCATTAGCCTTCATGAATGCAATATCATACCAATAGACAGAGACCTTCTCAATCACCTCTACTGGTGCATGACTAGGCGTAGGATAGACTGACTCACAATAGCCACACTCGCTTAGGCCTTCAGCCCAGTTATGGGGTTCACGATAATTGTATTCATTCTCTAGCATGTCAAAGGCGTATTGCTCTACCTTCCAATCCCAGTCATCGGGATAGCCGTCATCGTCAGGTTCGTAGTATCTATCTTCCATTGTCATCATAATTAAATCTCCTTTGTGCGTAGTGTAAAGTTTTCAATCTCTACTTTATCATCAGATTCATCTGCATCAATTAACTTTTGCACTTTCTGAACAAACTTTTCCGCTAACTCTATGTCATTAAATATTTGTAAATTTTCCCAGTATTCATTGCCCCATTCATCCGCACCGCTAGATTTTACCAAATATAATTCCATAATATTCTCCTAGATTGTTTTGAATGTCAAGGTTAAATTAATGCCGTTAGTCTCTAGCGTACAATCGTCAGTCTCATATCTTGCACCATTAGATTCTACATGAGCCAGCATAGCATCGGGAAAATTCTCATCGATCCAAGTAAGCAGCTCGTCCTTAGTATTAAATATAATTGTATGTCTCATGCCGTTACCTCCACAATTCTATAATCGCTTGCGTCGTACTCGTCTTCAATCTCACCATTAAAATGAGCCTGAGCCATCTCGTCTAGGAAGTCATCTAGCGATGCCTTAGCGTCTTCATAGCTATCAAAATATTCTAGCTCATCATTACATTGCCATACATTCTCCCAGCCATATAGGAATTGAGTTTGTATCTCATACTTTACCATTACATTCTCCTTAATTTGTGAGTGAAAGTCAATCATGATTCAATCTCCTACCTTAATAAATTGAAAGTGCTCGTTGATAAATTGCTTAGCCTCATCGTCTACAATCTCCCAGTGGCCTGTAGTATTACCGTTGCTGTCCTTTACTTTACCACGTGTAAGGCCTAGGCCGATATCACTCACCATATAATCTACGGCCTTGCCAATCTCCCATCCTATACCCTCATCAGTATAAGCAGCGTTGTCTAGATTAATTTTAAGATTTAATTCCATGTTAAGTATTCCACAAGTTTAATGTTTTAATCTCTTCAATGGCCTGAGCACGATATAAGTTTAATTCCTCCCCGATATCTTGCCCTGATATATCTTTAATCCATCCCGTACCGTACCAGTTTTTATACTTGTCATGGTAGTTAAGATCAATCCAATTTTCTCCCCATGTAATGGTAAAGGCCTTCGCACCTTGCTTTAAGTACTCGGCAATGGTTCGCATTACAACGGCCTTACTTGGTTTTCTATTCTTGAATTCTATTTCAATTACTGGATACAATGTGCTCATGATATAATCCCTTCGTCTAATAATTGCTGCAATGTACGTCCAAAAAATCCCTGTAATTGATACCCTAAACCAGTGTCATGCAAGTGCTGCCATGCTGCAATGACCTGCTCTTCATTATCGCATTCAATAAAACCCTCAGCGATTCCTACGGCCTGATAATTATCCATTTTATAAACCCTTTACTGATTGAATTGT